TGGCATCAGCGTTGTTAGTATAAGCGGATAGCTCACTAACATTACTTTCTATTGTTCCTGGAGTTGTGACTCCAGGAGGAACTAGCTTTGGAAGAAGCGTGCCAGATAAGTAAGTCTTAAACCCTGCGCTGGTTTCAAAGTCGGAATAGTTAACTGACAGCGGAAGAAGGATCTTTTCTCTAAAGCTTTGTGACGTTACTTTGGTCAGGTCATTCTGTTTTACAAAATACTGTGATATTCCCTCTAAGGCACTAAGCTCACTGGTTTGTGTTCCTGGTATCGCGGAAAGAGGTAAGACTGTGGACAGGTTGTCAGCGATTTCTAGGTGAGTATTAATAACCTTGGATAGAGGATTCAACTCCGTACCGCTAAGATCTAAATCCTCTTGGACATACATCTTAGGAGTTAATAGCTCTAGCAAGTCTACAAAATTAGATTTGTAGTATTGTCTAGGATTAGGAGTGTATTTACTATTGTCTACCATCAGGCTAAGTATTCTACGTTAATAATTAAATTGTTTAGTTGTATGATCTCGTTGAAATCAATTCTGATGTCCTGGCCCACATTATCGAGAGTTGAGAACCTAACCTCATCTACCTCAAAGATTTGTCTATTTAGATCCGCTACGATCAAGTCTTCCCCAAACTCAGTATTGTCAATACTCATGTAATTCAAGATTCTATTTCTAACTTTTGCTTTGATAGAATCCTCGTTTTCCTTTTGCTCTTGATCGATTCGGATAGTACAAACCAGATCCAGGGTTCTAATTAGCCCGTCAACAATGACAATATCATCTGTCATCATTTTTTTCTGATTCATGGCCTCTAGAAGCTGAGTCTTGAAGTTACTTGTTGCTCTCTGAAGTTGGAAATCTCCGGCCTTTTCTAGAACATAAATGTCTACGGTGTTAGCTGAGGAATATGCATTTCTTGTGGCAGCGGTGGCTTTTCCCACAGTGCCAAAAGTGCTAATAAAACTATTAGCGAAAGAGGAATAGTCAGTAAGTGTTACTAGACGATCCTGTCTCCTAAAGGTAAGGGGAGCATACTTCTTGGCATGCTCTATGTTTTCCGCGTTCGATCCACCCGTAGCCTTTGACGTATTTGTTAGTGTCCCAGCGTAGGTATTTGTAGAGCTAACTCCAACGACGGAGGTGGCTATAGCCCGCTTCTCTAGATTTCCGCGAGTGCCTCCACCAACTCGATAAGAAACAACATAAGAAGCATCGTCAGGTGGAGAGATGCCAGCAACGCCCGTACCAAAAACTACCGTGGCATTGTAAAACTCGTCGTATGCAATTTCGAAAATCTTATCACTAGCTCCTGAGGCAAAGTAAATACTATCAACTTCAGAGTAAGCTCCCTCGGAATCAGCATTGTTAGATGTAACGAAAACCTCAACACTGCCCTCAACCACGGGGCCGTCTGCCAAAGGAATTGTTTTCTGACCCTCTGTAGCGGCAAACTCCCCTGTCTCAAGAACTAAAGAACCCTCTTGAATGACTAAATTATCAAATATATTTTTTTCTGCCCCGAGGCCCTCGGCTGCGGGATCTAACACAATAGAACCAGTTCTAGTAAGCGTGTCCACCAAACCATTGACAACCTTATACAGGGTGTACGTCACTTGGGCTCCGTCCTCTGGAGAAGTAATTTCAAAAACTCGCTCGCTTGGCGCTATGGTGATGTCGTCAACTGTTGTTAGATCATCATCCGCGAAAGTGATTTGGGCGTCAGCGGCGGCGGAAAGCGGACCGCGCATCCTGATGCCAATTAACTCTAAAAGCTTTTTTACACTAGCCCGTTGTTTTGCTGTAGCTATGTAATTTTCATTGGCAAGCATGTCAGCTTTCATTGACATCACTGCTCCCATGTAAGCAGCTAGTTCGATGAACATCATACCCAGATCAGATTCTACAAAATACTTATACTCGTCAGGATAAGCCGCCTTCACATAAGCTATAAGAGAATCTCTTAATGATAAGAAATCCGTGGCCGCAAAGTTAATTAAGTCCACTCGCCTATTTAGTGCGATGGGAGCAAGCTTCATAAAGTCGGAGGATATTGTTCCTGAAAAATTCATTGTATTTTAGCCTCTACATCAAATACTTCTAAATCATCGGTGGATAATTGTATTGTTAAAATTACCCTGATTTGGTTTCCGCCCGCAGCGTCGTATTCACCCGTTTCAAAAACACCAACCTTTAATAACTTAGCCCCAACAATATAGTTCGAAAATGAAGTCGCTATCGTGTCCCTAATTTCCTGAAAGAGTTCCTGAGTTATGGGTTGGAATAAATACTTTCTTAGATTGCAGCCGTAGTTTGGGAGCATCAAACGCTCGCCTCTCTCTGTTCTCAACAACTGAATAGTAGCCTGACGGATCATTTCCCGGCCACTATTCTTTTTAAAAAATCCCCCTGAATTACGATTTTTTCCTAATGGAAAAGTTAGACCATATATCTCCTGGCGCTTCGCCCTAGGGGCTTGCTCCTCATACTTTGTGGGACGCCGCCCATACCTAAAAACTGTACTGTTAGCTGCCATTAGATTTTGATATTCTTAAAGAAGCCTTTTTGAGCATCAAAGTTCTTTTTAGCTTCTGTACTATCTAGTGGTTTGGAGTAAAATTTAAGGCTTCCCACATGTCCACGAAGTCCGCTGGTAATGCCGCCTCTATCACCGCCCATGAAGTTACCTCTATAGTACATGCCGTCCGTATAACCGCCGCCCACAATCCAAGGAGTATAGAAATCATACAAGAGAGGACCCTCTCTCAGGATTTGTGGAGCATCAACAGTGGTAGAGGAATACTCAAAGCTATTCTCTTGTTTAAAGTTTGGTAGGGAAGGAGTATGGTTTGGCTCGACACCAAAGACCTCCGAGATAGCAGACGTAGCCACTAGCTCACCATCCGCATACATTTTAATTTCGTTTTCGGAAGGATCACACGCGATGCCTACAAGAACAAACTGAGAGGAGACATTCCCAAAAGCAGTATCAGCTAGATCCACCTTCATCTTGTGGAACGTCGCATAGTCTGTACAGTCATCGTTGTTTATGAACGATGCTGAGGACGCATCTTTAGATATGGTGGGCGCTACGAAGAAACTGAGCGAAGACAGTGGGTCATTATCTGCGTTGTTATTACTATAGCCTACAGGATTTGACGACGTTGAAAATTGAGTTATTCGTCTATCCCGCGTGAACCCACAAATCATGCCCCGAACTAACTGGTTGCCTTTGTCGTTGGGTAGGAAGTCCAAGTCTTTTTCTTCTCCCATGCGATTAAGATTTGAATAACCCTCTTTAATTCCTACGTTTTCGGAAGCTAGAAGCACCTTGGTTAGAGAAGAAGGTCCTCCACTCAGCCATCCAGTCTCACCATCGGTAATGTTAGGCACATGCACCCAGCATTCCATGCTAAAGCCTGAGGGAGAATAGGTAAGGTTCTGATATTCTTTGGTATCGGGTAGCTTGATAAAACTGCCTAGTGCTGATGCAGCAGCGGTGTCGGTGCTTTTGTTTTGCGTTATACCTCCAAGGTAGGGAATACCTAGTCCTGAGGCAAATATTGTCTGTCTGGATGTGCCCACCAACTGAGCATTGTTGTACATGTTATCTGTTGCACAGTTAGTGGTTGTAAAGTTTGTAGATGAAGGTAATTCTAAATTGGTGTCTAAGAAGTTGTAGATAGAGAATAAGCCATCGACAACAATATTATCTGTTAGAGACAGTACCGTGGCGTTAGTTTGATCCGTAGAAGACGGTGAGTAGATAATGCTTCCTCGTCCAATAGTGGGGACATTTAAATGCTCGTAGCTAAGGGATCTGGGTTTAGGTGTTGACCTAACAAACTTGGGGTTAAGGGGAAGAACTATGCCGTCAACTTCTGCTTGCTCAAAAACCAGAGCTCTCTGCTTCTCCAAATCAACCTGTAGATTGTAGTCAGCCAGGAACGAGAAGTCGTTGATTGGAACTTCTCCAGGAGCGAACACGGGCTGAGATTCTCCTCCATAAATTTGAGGGGCTTTGACTGCCACCTCAATTTGTTTTTTACGACGATTCAGTTTGTCGTTATGGTTGGCGATTTCAGAAATAATTAGCTGCTTCTGGTTCAGTACAATAGATGAGTCCTCTCCGTGCTCATTGATGTAGCTCTGAAGATCTCCAGATAAATCAAAAACTAACTTGTCTCTTTGCTGCTTTACTACCTGTAAAAAATGGTCCTGGTCGTAGTATTCCTGAAGACCCAGGCTGTCATCCACTCGCTTAGGATCAAAAATATTATCAGCGAATCTATTTAGAGAATTAATATTTATCTGCTCGCCCTTTCCACCCAGGTTTGGATCGTAATCGTACTTCCACCTTTCACCAACGGGCACTATGCCAGAAATCGCAGTGATTACAGGATCCAAACCTCCCGACTGGGAATCATAATAGAGCCCGTCTTTGGTTAGTATGTATTGACCCAGAGTTGATTCTGGCGGCCCAAAGGTTAGTCTAAATGTATCTTCCTCTTCCAGCCCTGGATCTATGGATGCTGAGGTATTGAGTCCACTCAAGCCAAACTCTGCATCATCCTTAAACACTGGCTCCAAAGAAGGGTTATCGCGCCTAGCCTTTAGAATTTTATTAATTCTGGCCTCAAAAGCATCCACCTGATTAGCAAAATCTTTAGCTGTGTTCGCCGCTGCTAGGCTCCCTGCATACCTCTCCTCTATTGCAGCCCTCTTGTCTTCTGGGGATAGTTGTCTGGAGGCATAGCCTGGATCTTTTGCTGAAAGATAGTCTCCAAATTTACCTACACAATCTATAATTGCCTCAACCTGATCAATTGCCGCGTTGATATTTTGATAAATCTGTGCCCCAAATGCGGTCAAACCGTTCACTAAGGAAAGGATATCTCCTAGTGCAGTAAAATCTATACCCTGCCAACCCTCGTCTAGTTTAAATTGAAAGGTTCCTGTTTCAGTGTCAAAAGTAACGATTCCTAAATCAAATTGAAGAATTCTAAAAAGTTTCGCAGTGATCTCATTTGCTTTAGCTTTTCCTTGCTGGGCAGCTAAGTTCATAGAGATAAGCAC